TTCCAACTGGTGCGTTATTAGATGAAACTGATTTAAAATTTTGAACTTGTAAAAGGTGCACATCGTAGATATTTCCTTTAATCGAAGTAAAATCGATAGCTGTTACTGTGCTTGAATAATTTTGTTGCTCAATAAGTTCCAAACTACCACCAAGAAAACCATCTTTTTCTAACTCAAGTAATTCAGTAACAGATAGTATTCCTTCATTTTTAACTTGTTGTTTTATCTTGGTAGATATATCTCCAATATAACCAAATGACATAAGCCACCTATGTCTGTCTCAAGAATGTACAAGTAAACTCAGCACTTGATGCTGATGAGCAAAGTCCTTGTAGAACATCTCCAGTCTCGCATGTAATCTTTGTATTTAATTCTATGGTTGCCCCAGCTGGTAGAGTAACATTATTCAAAAGATGTCTTAATGTTCCACCAGATTTTGTAAGACTTAAATCAACTGTTACATCTTGACTGCTTGAGTTTACATTTGCCAACAATATTCCTATTGATGTCTCTGTTGTAGATGAAGGTACTGCATCAATTATGTCTGTTGCACTTGTACCTAAAACTCCAGTTGCCGAATGTAAAGTATCTGCCATATTTTCCTTCCTAGCTTAGTGCTAATACTAATCCAAGAGTAACACCAGCTGATGCATTTAACTGACCACTTGAAGCAGTCAATCCAGTTCCAGCTATGCCAGAAACAAAATCAGCTATGCTCTCTTTTTTACTTCCATTACTATCATCTGCATCAATGATAGCGATACTATCATTTGCAACATTCACTGTTGCAGATGCAAGATTATTCAAGTCTGTTGTCATTGTAGCTGAGAATGCACCAGATGTCGCAGATGCTCCACCAGCAAGTCCAGAGTTAGATGCAGTAGTAATTGTAACTCCAGTTATATCTCCATCTCCTACAAATGGAACCCAAGCTGAGCCATTATAAAATTGTAATTCTGAACTTCCAGACCCATCTGACCCTGCACTATTATCTTTTAAGAAACAGAACATTCCTTCTGCATCATTTGTACCTAAAGTCGAATCTCTACTACTGGCATTATTATAGACTTGAATAACTTGGTCTTGGATAAATGTTTGGAATGTCGTAGCATCTATCAAGTCTCCAGTGCTATAACTTTGCCAACCTGCTCCTGCCATTATTTATCTCCTTTTATCTCTTTTATCTTAGCACTAAGCATAAGCAAATCGTGTACCAATTCCTAATTGTGCTTGACCTAGTACCCAAGATGAAGAAGATGCTGGGCTAAGTGTCATAATCCATTGCCAACTTTGAGTAGATGCACTTACACTGTGTGAAACAGATTCAATAAAAAGTTCATCACTAAATGTACTACTATCTGGATTTGTAATATTTACTTTGATTCTGTCTCCTAAATCTCTTCCAAGAGCATGTTCCCAAATGCTAGTATTCTGTCTTGGATTTATTGTAAGACTATCAATCCTAATAATTGGAATAGCTGTCTCTGATAACTTTTGTTGAATAATTCCAGCAACATCAGCATCATTTACATTGATTGTAGTTTCAGAAGAGTTTATTGGTGTAAATCTTTGAATTGAATCAGAGTCAGCAATAAATTGTGTAGTACCACCACTTCTTGTCCATGAGTAGTTGTTAATAACTTCATTATCATCAAAACCTAATTGAACATCTGTATATGGTAAGTTAGAACCAGAGTTATCAAATGTAGCTTGAACAGTTGTAGATTTTGTATTAGTAAACTTGTATGCCCTATTTCTGAATGTTGCTTTACCTTCTCTATCAATAAAGAACTGACCATTCTCTGCTGTTTCACATTCTCTTAAGCCAGTCAAAACATTTGTTGTTAATCCTTGTGTTATAACTTGTTTTGTTCCAGTATCAATACTTCTTAGTGCAGAAGGAAAACCTATGGCATTTAATATTCTTGAAACTCTTAGTGAAGATAGTTCTTGAGCATCTGAATAACCCAACCTTGTCGTTTGACCTAATTCTGTAAAACCAGTTCGACCGACTCTCCAACCTACTGACTGAAATGTCTGATTCTGAAATAATCTGAATGCATCTATTGCTGTAAATTGCACAATAGAGTCAGCACCTTCTGCCACAAACTTGACTGGTATAACATCTAAGAAACCACGAAAAATTGTGTAGGTTTCAGAATCATAAACAGCTTTTATTCTTATTTGTTTCAGTGGTTGTATCTTAGTTCTACCAGCAGATGAATCAAAGTAAGGGCTTGAAGTATTAGATGGATTAAATCTATTATCTGCATTCGATACATTTAAAGTCAATGTACCAGCTCTAAATGCAGATAATTCATCTGACCTACCTCTTGAGAATTGAAAAGACCTTACAAAAGAACTTATGTCTGTAAATGATTGTGATGCATCAAATGGAGAACTATCCAGTGCAATCTCGACTGTTAGTGTTACATCTGAATCGAATGCAACACTCATGTTATAACTTTGATACCATTTCTTGTTGCTCTTCTAACTTGTTCTGCAACTTTGAGAGCAAGTTCATCTCCTTCAAGTTTAGGATTTTCAAACTTAAGATTTTGTGTAAATAGAACTGTACTAGCTACTCTTTGAGATGCTGGAACTCTTGAAGGTATGACATCATTACCAGCACCACCATCAGATACACCATCAGTATCAAAAGTTTCACTCCCAGTGCTTCCACCATCTCCACCACCAGAGTCTCCACCACCACCAGAACCAACTGAAATATTATTACCACTTCTTATTGCATTAGCCATATTTATTAAATCTTGTAGCTTCATACCAGTCGATTCAACAAGAAGTGCCAATCCATCTTCAAAAGAACCAAGTGCATCTAAATTTTTAAGAGCATCATCAAGTTCTTTTTTAGCCATTGCTATCTCAAGAAGATTTTTTGGTGTCTTAGCAGTTACTTCATTCAGTTCTTTTTGTGCTTTGGTAAGTGCTTCTTGTGCTTTTGTAACACGCTCAGTAGCTCTTTGCTCTGCTTCTAATGCTCTCTCTAACTCTCTCTCTGCTTGTGTTTGTTCATTAGTAGCTCCAGTAGATGCTTCTATCAATTCTGTCAGTTTTTCTTTTGCTATTGCTAACTGAAGCTCTTGTATCTCATTACGCTCTTCGGTTTCAACTAATTTTCTAATAGTTTCTTCTTGTTGTGCTATTGCAAGTTTTTCTTCAAGGGTAACTTGTTTTGCTTTTTGTTTTGCATCAGCTAATTTTTGTTCTGCAACTGAAACTTGCAAAGATGCATTTTCTAATTCTTTTTGAGCTTTTGTAAGATTCTTACTAGCTTCATCTCTATCTTCTTCAGCATCAGTTACTCTATCTTGTATATCTTTTAATTTATCTTGAGCATCAACAACCGATTGAAGCGAAGGTAAAAGTTTCGATTTCATTGTTTCTGCAAACTTTTGAGCTTCTTCAGTAGATTCTTCTATTGCTTGTGTTGAGTTTTCTGTTTCTCTTGTAAAGTTAGCTAATGCATCTGCAACAATATCTTCAGTTGTGATTCTATCTGATTGAAGATTATGTAATGCCATACCAGCATCAATAGCTCTTTGTGTAGCTGACCTTGAATCTTTTAATGCATCAGTTGATTCTTTTACACCACTTCCATACAAGCTATAAGCTCTTGGCAACTCAGTTCCATAGATTTGATTTTGTTTTTCTGCTTCTTCAACATTTTTTCTTATTTCAGCAGTAACTTCTCTTTGATTTTGTATAAAGTCTGTAAATTTTCTTACAGTCTTTGTAACACTCTCAACCAAAGCTGTTAGAGCTGGTGCAATAATATCTCCTATGAGAATACCAAGCTCGGAAAATGCGTTATTCATCAAATCAAGTTGTGCCTTGAGTGAACCCATTTGTTTTTCAGCTACATCTTCAGTAGTGCCACCAGATTGCATCAAAGCTGATTCATAAGCTCTTATTTCATCTCCAGCACCAGATAATATTTTTACAGCATCAGCAACACCACGATTGAGTCCTAACTGGTCTAATGTAGATGCTTTTAGCTCATCTGACATTGGTGCAAGAACTGTATCAAGTTCTTCAATCAAGTCTGCAACATTTTTTAAGTTACCACTCGAATCAAACATTGATAGATTGAGTTTTGCAAACTCTTCAGCATTCTTTGCTGTGGCTCTTGGAATATCACGAAGTAACTGGTTAAGTTTTTCTCCAGCTTCAGCACCTTTGACACCTCTATCTGCAAAGGCTGATAATACTGCAACACCTTCTTCAATACCTTTGTTAGCTACCTTCAATGCAGAACCAGCTTTATTAGTAAGTGCTTCAGAGAACTGTTGTACAGAAGAGTTTGCTAATGTGTTGGCTTTTACTAAAACATCTGTAACTCTTGTAAGATTTTCTAAGTTTTGTTGTGCATCATCGACTGTAAGTCCTAATGCAGACTGAGCATCTGTTGCTAAGTCAGTAGCAGTAGCCATATCAAACATACCAGCTTGAGCAAACTTAGCTACTTGTGGAAGTGCAGATATAGACTGTTCAGCATCTAAACCAGCAGATGCTAGGAAGAAAAATGCTTCAGCAGATTGTTCAGCAGATATTCTAGTCTCTCTTGAAACAGATAGAGCAGACTCTTCCATTGCCTTTTGTTGCTCGACAGTGGTGTTCATAATGGCAAGAGATTGTGTCATCTTGTCATTGAATGCAGTAAACTCTTGTACTGCTTCTGTAAGACCTTTAGCTAAACCGACAGCAAGAGCAACACCAGCAAGTTTTGCACCAGTGGCAAGTTTGCTCATCATGTTGCCAGACTTACCAGCAGAACCACTAAGTGAATTGAGTTGTCGTTTTGCTAACTCAGCACCCTTAGTAACAATATTTATTGCTATGTCGGCTATTGCCATTATCTTCCCATCTTCTTATTACGCTCAGCTTCTGCAAGAGCTTGTTGTTTGTTTTGCTCTCCAGTTTCCCATTTATAGAAACTAATCCACTGGTTGTATTCCTTGAAGCTCATTGTAGCTAATAGTTCTCCGACAGTCATGCCTAACTCACGAGCTAGTTTGAATCTGAATATTAAATCAAGATTGTTTTCAAAACTGTTCTGCTTCGGCAGAACCCCCAATACCATTGAGTTCATTTATTTTTGCAAATATCTGGTCAATGACTTTAGCATCTTTTTCATACAACTTATCGATTGTTTCATCATCTAACTCTGGTTCAATAACGCATACCTTGAGTAATTCTTTTTGATAATCAAATGCATCAGCATCATCTTCATTAAGTAATTTACCCAACTTAACTTGCATACCTTTATTGATACCACGAATTAATATTGAGAAACCCCACTCTTCAATTTCAAATTCTTCTTCTGGAACTGAAGGTAGTTTTTCTATATCATCAATAGATAATCGTTTCATGTGTCTCCTCTCTTTAATTATCTTAACTAATGACTACCACGAGTAACTGCACCAGAGCATTGTAAATCTGCTGAGTAAGCGACTACATCTCCGACTGGGGAGCTTAGTGCGTAGTTGGTTAGTATTGCTTCTCCAGTGTATTTTACTTTTCCAGAAGCAGTACCTTCTGGGCTATATTCATACGATAGAGTTGCAGTTTGACCAACAACAGCTCCTAAGATTGCATCAACAGTAGCATCAAATAATCCACTAATGGATATTGTTGCATCTTTTAAACCAACTATATAAGTTTTGTTTGATGCTCCTAGTACGCTTGTTTCAGCTACATCAGCTGTCTCTGGGAAGTCCACATTGTTCACAAAAGATGATATGTCAGTTAAAGAACCACTTGCGTTATCCAACTTGAATACCGAACTTTTACCATGTACAAATGCCATTTATCTTCTCCTTAATTATTTCTTCCAAAACCAACTATCGCATTAATAGTTGGAGTAGATGAACCACCAATCGTTGCATGTACTCTTACATACCTGTTGATTGTCGTACCTTCAGCTACTTTTTTAATTTCACTCGTAGCACCTGTTGCTTGAGTGAATGTTATTAAATCAGCGAAAGTTACATTATCAGCACTGTGCTGAATCTTTATATCTCCAGTTGGAGATGTACCACTTACGCTAGTTACAATCAAAAATGCACCACCACCACCAGTTGAACTCGCTGAGTTATCATTGGCAGAGCCTTGCACTCCAGTTGCAGTATAAGCACCAGCATTTAGAATTAGACCCATAGTAACTCCATTATCAGCTTGAGCATCTATTGAAGTTGCTACTACTTCTCCTACTGGGCTTGATACACCATAGTTAGTAATGTTTGCAGAAGCAAACTGGGTTCTATCTCCAGTTTCTAATCCATCAATACCAACAATTAAATTAAAATCTGCACCACCTAATAGTGGTTGAAGTGTTGCATCAGCAGTAGCATCAAACATACCAGTCAAAGATATAGTTCCATCATCTTCTCCAGCAATAAAAGTTTTGACCCCAGAAGAACCAAAGTTTGTTGTTTCTGCTACATCTGATGTTTTTGTTACATCTACATTATTAAAAAATTCACTAAAGTCTACTGCGTTAACATGTACCTTAGTTCCTTTACCATGAACGAATGCCATTACCTTCTTCTCCTTCTTCTTCTCATTCTGCCACTACCTCTTCTGCTACGCCTTGAGCCACCACCATATCCTGTTCCCTTTGGCATTATTCTTCTTCCATTATCTTAGACTCATCAAGAACAATACCTTGCATTATGAGCCACTTGTAACTTTTGCCCATTTGTTCTTTAGTAATAGATGCTCCAGCTTCATATCGCTTCTTACCTACATCTATTCCACTTTGTACTATATATTTCACGCTATTACCTCAACTGTAAATTCACAACCTAAGTAGTCTATATTATTTATAGTATAGACTCCATAGTTGTCTGCTTCTACTACTCTAACAGAGTTTGCAACTCCAGACAGCGTACTATCAGATTCTATCTGAGTTTTTACAGAACTCGAACCACTAGAAGCTAAAAATGCATCTAGGGTATCTTGAGCATCTTGTGCATCAACTCTACTCACATAAAGAAAAACTGGAATCGTATAAGTATCTGCACCACGAGCCATTGAAGTATCATACTCAATATTATCCACAACACCCACAACAGCAGTAGGTGGTTCAATACTATCTGGAACAAAACCAAAAACTGTCAATGAAGATATGTTTCCTAAGTTGGTTGCTATTCCAGACCTTATCGATGATAAAGATGCCATTAGACTCTTTTCCTTCCCTTCTTGAATTGTCTTTCTATTTGTTTTGTAGCTACTTGTAATAATACTTTATTTTCTGGTTTTGCATCTCTCAATCCCATTTTTAAGAATGGAACTATCGGTGTACCTTTTTGTGCAATCGAGTTAGCAACAACAAAAGGATTCATTCCATGTCTCTTTGCCCAACCTGTGAGTGCTTTGACTGGTGGGAAGTGTGGTCTTGTTCGATTAAATGGTTCAGACATTTTAAATCTTTTCTCTGGATTACCATGAACAAAAGATGCGTGTTTTGCTGTTGCAAAAACTTTTGTCTTGTTTGGTATTCTTCCTTGTGATTTTACTCTTGTATATTTAATGCTTCTTCTTAAAGCACCAGTATCTACTGGAGCATTAATTTTTGATTTTTCTTTGACTACTTTTCCATAAGCATTGAGATAATTACGAAGTGGAGTCATCATAAGATTATTAGCTTTTAATCTTTTTCTTAGACTCTCAGCACCAGTTATCTTTACTGTAACACCTGACATTAGAGTTTATTCTTGATGTAACCTTTGATAAGTTCTCTTGCATCTGGGTCAAACTTGTTGAAGAGTTCTATCTGTCCAGTTTGCTCATTACCTAGAATATTGAATGGTGCATCTTTTCTTTTAAATAGTCTTAGTGCTTGAATTAGTGTTGCTTGTTTAATTGCTTTAGGAACAGCACTATATCCAAACTGTGCTGTAACTTTTACATTCTTAACTATTGTTGGGTCGAATCTCTC